AATTCCCTTGAAGTTTAAAGTTTAACGTGGGGCCTTTCGACCCCACCTAAAATATGCTACCGGAGCAGCACCTACGAACTGGTTGGATCATCCATTTTGTCATGATTGCTCACCTCCTTTATGGACCACTCGGATCCCGTAATCCTCTACCAACATACTCAAAAAGTATGAGGTTCCAGCACTAATACAACCGCACATGAACGCTGTCATGGGCTGGTTGCTAAAACTAAATAGTTCTGTATAGGGACTTACGCCCCACAGAAACACTCCAACCCAAAATCCCATGCATAAATGGCAGTGGAATAAACGGCCAAAGCCGCCCATTGATTTGCACGGTGGGCGGATCTTATTAAAGATGTGTCCGTGAATAATAATAAAAGTCATGCCGTAAGCGGCAAGCACAAAATGTAGTAGTTCCATATTCTAGTAACGATTGCGGAGCGGATAGTAGTAGTAACCCGGTCGCATCGAGCCCTTCTCCGCATACTGCGGTACTTCGCCGTACTCGGTGGAGTCGCGGTCGGACGGATGAGTGTACATGTCCTCTAGTTCTTTTTCATAATTATCAGCCACTCGCTCGTGCTCGGCCTCATACTTGACAAACTCCGAGATAACGTAAACAGCGGCTTGCATGGGGTTTACCTGTTCGTTGGCGAAAAGAGACCCTTCTAAAGAGCGGAACACATTCCCACCCTGAATAGATGCTCGATCTACGACGCCGCGGTCGGCCAGCAATTCAAAGAGACGATTTTGATAATCATAAACATCTTCTGTAGCCGAATTCTTTGGAAACGTAACAACCTTCATGTCCTCGGGCATTACCGCAATATCAATCTTTTGATGGTCCATGATCAACAGCGAACCATCGAGCGCCTTCCGGGCCTTAAGTTCAACTGTCGCCTGCGGGCCACCGATGGTGATTTTAATCATAGGGACTTGAGTTCCTTCACAAGCTCCTGAGTCTTGAGAACTTTTGTTAAATCATTCTCGGTAAAGACGCGAGTACGTAATTCATCTAAATATCCTAAAACTCCTCGGGCTTTACCGCCCACAACACTCTCGCCCTCTTCTTGTGCAGTTTCAGACATTATGGTCTTTAAGCGACCAAGCTCAGAATTGAGATATACATTCATACTAAAGCCTCCGTCGGCAAAGCTGGCAATGTAATGGTTGAGCAGTTCTTTCTGTTCCCCCAAGAGGCCGTCGTATTTATCGTTGAACTTCTTAATAAAGGAGTTGTAGGTGAGAGAATCCAGAGGCTTCATCTGAGCCGAGCCTAACAGAGACGACTCGGAACTCATTCGGTCCACAATATCTTGTTCAAAGAGAACCCGTTTTTTGACGGAGGTACCGGTGTTGAACACTGCGTTAATAGATGCTAAAGACTTAAAGTTAGGTACGAAATTTTTCCAAACATCTTGACCCACTTCTTTATTGAGAACCGAAATAAGTTTAGACTGCGCCCCAAAAATAGTCTTCTCGTCTAGGCGCTCATATGCTTTCTTTGTTTCCTGCAGAAGGCGTTCGGCTACTGCCCTGTCTACATTCCGAGTCTCAAGAAGAGCGGTGTAAAGTTCTAACTCTTGGGCTAGAATGCTTGAGCAGCCAAAGTGTTCTTTAATAATGGCGACTAACTTATTCTTACGATCAACATTGCAATCGATAACAGCCTTAGTAAACTCACGTGCGAGAATTTCATAAACAAACGCTGTGTTCCTTTTTTTATTATGCTTCATTTTTCTCAGCCTCTTTTTTATCCAACTCGTCTATAAGCTTGCGAACTTTCACTGTATTTTCAATCAAGTGAGTTTCGCTATTATTATAAATAGATTGTTTTTGCTCTTCCAGACCCACTAATGAGCGAAGATCCGGTAAGCCGACCGCTCCAACAGATGATCCGGCGACTGAGCGGGTGCTTCGGCCGCGGCGCGATTCTGGCGCCACAGTGTTCCTCATCTCCCTGCGAAAGCGGCCAGACCCCTTACGTTGATCGTTGCGGCCGTCCTTGCGCTCGTAACTGCTTTTAGAGTACTTACTGGTATGTTTATCCTCTTCTTTGATGTCTTCGCGACGGCCAGGAGTAGTTAAGAGAACATCCTCCTCGCCTCCCTCTTCAGGGGCGACATCGCCACCGAGTTCCTCGTCACCGAGCCCAAGATCTTCGTCTCCGCCTAGTTCGCCTTCGAGGCCGCCGCCCAGTTCGGCACCCAGGGCATCTTCGGCCCCCTGCTCCGTAACGGCTTCCAGAGATTGCTGATACTTACGATCGTAGAAAGACTCCCGCTGGTTGCGTAGGAACTCCTCATCGGAAAGTCCCAGAATGTTGTGAGAAATCCAGCGCTTGCTAAACGTTCCTTCCGGGACCGCATTGGCCACATCAAACTTGGTCCGCATATATTCGAGCTGCTGCAGTTCCGCGAGACGAGAAGGATTGTTTAAAGCTAGGTCAAAGCTGATTAAGTCTTCCCCCCGAAAACCCAGAGTATATAAGTGAACTACTGCGATTTTCTGCAGCTCAGCCAAAAGAGATCGCTGGAGTCGCTGAATAGTGCGTGCAAAGCGAATGTCTTTCTGAGCCAGGGTAGTTTTATCCTCGTTGTCTCCCTCTAAATTAGTAAGATAAGATTGTGGAACCTTAATGGCGGCGAACATCTTGTCACGCAAGTATTTCACATCCTCAATATCATCCAAAGACTTGGCTCCCGGGAGAGACGTAATCTCGGAGCCGACGCCGCCGCGCATGGGGATAAAATAATCCTCTTCCAAGGACAGGGGATTATAGCGTAAATCCACACGGCCTGTGTTGGCGTCGACCAACGAATTTCGTTTCATCTCCGTCTTAACCTGCTCCATGTATTGAGCGATATCATTAGGAGGAATATTTCCTACATCAATTTTGAAAACGCGGCGTTCGGGAGCGCGAACAACACGATAAGCAATCATGGCATCTTCTAGAAGCACCAGCTGGCGCCAAATGCGGCGCGCAGGGTCAAGCACCGAGGTTCCATAAGGAGCATGACGATCGTTTCCTAAAATACGAAAGTGGGCCACCTGCCAGTTTTCAAAGGTCATGCCCGCCCCATTCCACTGATACTGGACGTAATTGGGGTTCGTGGGATCCTGGCCTTCGAGCCTCTCAACTTCGTTATTGGGCATCCCGATAACAGAGGTGACTCCCAGCTTGTCATCAACATCGAGGTATAAAAAGAAGTCTCCATACTTACACATGGATCGCGCCCAGCCAAACGCATTAAATTCTAGATTTAAGACATCATAAAACAAAGAGTGCAAAATGGTTTTAATTTCAAGGTTCATGCAGGAGATATTAATCAGCTCATCGTACTCATTAGAAGTAGTCATCTCGTCCGCATAGATATCGAGGGCCGACGCAATTTCAGGCATATATTCCATCTGCTCAAAGTCCTGATAGCGCTCCGCACGGTTCTGGTTGCGGAAGGCGGCCGATGTCCACATGTTGTAATTCTGCGACATGTTGGTATCAGCGCGCTTGAACTCCTGGCCGCTCATCGAGCGGAAACGATAACGATACTTATCTAAATCATCTCGCCGTTCTTGCCGAGCAATCTGGGTACGATAGTCCACAATCGGCCCCGATAGAAGGCGCGTTAACCTCTTAAATAAAGGAGATGCTGGGTTTCTTGTGTTATTGTCTTTTGCCATAATGTATTATCCCTTGATTAACCCTGCATATTTTTTATTGAACTCTGCAGCTGCGGACGTTCTTTGGGTCTCTTTAGTCATCTTGTGTCCTTGCATTCCGGGTATGGTGGTGGAAATGTTCGTTTTCGAAGTAGAGATGGAAGTTAGAAACTCTTTGCTATACTCCACATTTTTTTGGCTTTCCACAATTACTGTATCCCTCACCCAGCAACCGATCGCAAATGACATAACCAAATCATCATTGTAGCTGCGCATTGCTTGCGGTCTTCCCCCTTGCCAAATAAATGTTTTCATCTCAGAAAGCAAGCGGTTAGAGTTAATCTTAATTAGTTTGTTTCTCATAAACTCTTCCATCTTCGCGACAATCAATGGTCTTGTTTTAGAAGAAGTTGTAAATCCAGGGATTACATTAGATTGCCACTGCGCCCTAACTGGATCAACGTAACTGTGGTCTCCTTTGGCGGAATGATATAGATTAGGATACCCTTTGTCAAGCAGTTTTTTAAGTACCGCATAGCCGATATTGTTATTTTCTATCACCAACATAGGGTTGCCGTACTCGCCCGCCACGGTGTATAAAATATCGGCAAAGTCATCCGGTGTAGGCTTTCCTACATATTCCCCTACTACTTCCATATTCTCTAGCTCAAAAATATGAAAAGCGCTGTTATCCTTCCCATCACCCCGAGCCACATCTGCCACAATTAGATGGGGCTTTTCAGGCTGATGTTTCTTCCAGATCCAATAGTTGCGATCGAATCCCGTACGATATTCGGGCGTTGTGGACCTTTCCATATACCATTGGATATC